CGACGGGGGATTCGCTCGAAGACGTCGACGTTCATTCGGTCGACCTGTGGTACGCGTGCAACCCCGCGATGGGCAGGCGGATGAGCGAGCGCGTCGTCAGGAACGAGCACGACACAATGAGCCGCGACGGATTCGCCCGCGAACGCCTCGGATGGTGGTCGCCGACAGCAGGCAAGCCGGCAACGGCGATATCCGAGAGGAAATGGGACGGGCTGTCCACTGACGACCCGCCGGCAGACGGCGCGATCGCCTACGGAATCCGCTTCAGCGCAGACGGCTCCGACGTCAGCCTGTGCGCTGCGCTCAAGCACGACGGCGGAGTCCATGTCGAGCAGGTGCGGCGCGAGAACATGTCGGCTGGCCTTACGTGGCTCGCCGAGTTCGTATCGCAACGCGCAGACAAGGCGTGCGTGTGCGTCATCGACGGGAAATCGGGCGTCCAGGCGCTGGTTGACAGGCTTGGGCGCATGCCGAACAACTACATCCACGTTGCGAGCGCGGCGGACGCGGTGGCGTCAGCCGGCACGCTGCTCGACATGGTCAACGAGGGGCGCCTGTCGTGGTACGCGGGCCAGGACGACCTGCGCGACAGCGCCATCACATCGATAAGGCGAAACATCGGGAACAGCGGTTCCTGGGGATTCGGCGGAGAGAATCCCACACCCATCGCGGCGGCATCGCTCGCCGTCTGGGGAGTCATGACAGCGCGGCGCGATCCGCGCAGAAAGGGACTCGTAGGATGATTTTCGATACGCTTTCCAGCCTGCCGCAGTCTTCGGGACTGCCTGACGCCGTCGCGGAGACGACGCAGAAGCTGGTGGACGTGCTCCACAGGAACCTGTCGCGCAACGTCGACAGGCGCCGCTATTTCGAGGGCAAGGTCAAGCCGAAGACGCTCGGCATCAGCATCCCCGACGACGTGCGGCTCGACGTCTCTTGCTCGTGGCCGGAGAAGGCCGTCACGTCGCTGGCGAACCGCTCGAACTTCGACGGATTCGTCGGCGAGGATGCGGAGGCCGTCATGGAGATGGTCGCGCGCACGCGCCTTGTCGACAAGTACACCAAGGCGCTGCCGTCCGAGCTGATATGCGGATGCACCTTCGCGACCGTGGCGCAGAAAGACAACAGGGCGCAGGCGAACTACCATAGCGCGGAGACCGCGTCGGCGCTCTGGGACAACGTCGAGCAGCGCATCAGCGCGGGTCTGGCGATAATCGACGGCGTGACGTCAGAATTCGACGGCACGTACAGCCCGCGCCTGGTCAACATCTACCTGGACGATTCGACGTGGGTGTGCTCGAGCAACGGCGGGGCGTGGTCGGCTGAGCAGGTCAAGCATTCCATGGGCAGGCCGATGATGGAGCCCATGATCTACCGCGCCGACGTTTTCAAGCCGTTCGGACGCAGCAGGATCACGCACCCGGTCATGGCCCTCACGGACGACTATCTCCGCGAGATGGAGCGCATCGAGGTGAGCGCGGAGTTCTATACGAACCCGCAGAGATGGGCGTCAGGGCTGTCAGACGACCAGCTCCAGGCCCTCATCGGCGACAAGTGGAAGTACGTGATCGGCTCGATAATGGGCTTCACGGAGAACCCGCAGACGGGCGAGGCGCCCGTGGTCGGGCAGTTCTCGCAGATGTCGATGTCGCCGCACATCGAGTACATCAACTCTTTGGCGAATCAGTTCAGCGGAGTCACGAACATCCCCGTCAGCGACCTTGGCGTCGTGCAGTCGACCTACGTAAGCGCAGAGGCGGTTCAGACGGCGGCTTCGAACCTGTGCATCGAGGCGGAGGCGCTCAACCGCTCGAACCAGGAGGCGCTGGACAACATCGCAGCCATGGCTCTCGCAATCGACATGAACAAGACCTATGAAGACGTGCGCGAACTCGATTTCACCGCGCACTTCAAAGACCCACGCAAACCGTCGCTTGTGGCGCAGGCCGACGCGATCCTCAAGGCCACGCAGGCGGTGCCGAAGCTGGCACAGAGCGACTACACGCTAGAGCAGCTCGGCATCTCTCAGACGGACATCATCCGAATCAATTCGGACGCCGACCGCGCCGCCGGCATAGCCAACATGGTCGGCTTCGAGGAGTTCGAGGAGGAATAGAATGGCGCGCCGTGTCTCGAAGAAGGCGTGGTCTGACTATACGAGACGCCTTGAGGCGCAGCGTACCGAGGCGTTCGATGTCACCTACGGCTGGGTCATGAAGCGGTTCGACGGCTCGATGAAGGATCTCCGCGCATTCATGACGTGGGCATCGATGAACTACGGCAAGTCGACGTCGGCGCTCGCGGCGTCATGGTTCGACCAGATGGCAGCAGCCGAGGGCGCTAAGAACGTGGTAAAGGCCGTTGCTGTGAACGACCCGCCGAACGTAAGGGTGAAGCGCCTTGCGATTGCTTCGAACAAATCGCTCGCCAAGTACGTGGCGGGCGATAAAGAGGGCTTCGCTCGCTCGATCGCATCGGCTGTCGCAGCCGACGTGAAGCGGCAGGCGACGAACACCATCATGCTGAACGCGCAGAAGAACGGAGCTGAATACGCCTGGATACCGGGCGGCTCCGAGACATGCGCGTTCTGCATCGCGCTCGCCTCGAACGGCTGGCAACCAGCCGCGAGGTCGACGGCGATGGGGAACCACGCCGACCATATTCACGACAACTGCGAGTGCGAGTTCGCCATCCGCTTCGACCGCGACACGCAGTACGCGGGATACGACCCTGATAAGTACGAGAAGATTTACGACGACGCAGACGGTCGCAGCAGCCAAGCGAAGATAAACAGCATCAGGCGCGACTTATACCAGGAAAACAAAGACAAGATCAACGAGCAGCACCGCGAACGCTACGCGGCGATGAACGGATATCGGAAAGACGACGAAGAATAGGGGCGGATGTGCGCATCCTCATCGAAGTGCCGACATACGACGGTCGAATCTCGCAGGCAACCTCCGAATCGCTCTGGCGCCTCGACAAATGCGGACATCACGTCGATTACAGGCCGCGTACGGGCTATGGCTGCGCCATGGCTCGGAACCGCATCGCAGCGGATACGCTCAACGCAGGCTACGACCGCGTGCTCATGGTGGACAACGACATCGCGCTGCCGTCCGATGCGCTTGGGAATCTTCTCGAGCATGATGCAGACATCGCGCTTGGGTACTACTTGAACAGGTACGCGCGCGGCGAGCATCGATTCGCCACGCTCTACAAGCTGGGCGACGGCTGGGAGATGTACACAGGCGACGAGCTGCGCGCAATGAGGGACGGCGGCACGACGGCGTTCGCCGTGAAGGGCGGCGGGCTCGGCTGCGCGCTGATTGACTCGACGGTATTCATGCGGCTCGACTTCCCGTGGTTCGAGTGGACGGACGACGGCTACATCGACAGGCTGCGCGAGGACGTGTACGCCTGCAAGGATGAGTTCTCGTCGGGAGGCGAGGATATCAACTTCTGCAACATGGCGAGGGATGACGGAATCGAGATAATCGCCGACGCGCGCGTGGCGTGCGGGCACGAATTCAGGCAGGTGATATGGCCGAGCTGAGACACGCGGCGTACTGTGCGACGCGGAACATCTACGACGAGATGGAGACGGCGGCGAAGTCGCTCGTGGCGACCACGCCCGTCGACGTAGTCCATTTCGTCGTAGAGGATTCGGAGTTTCCGCGACCGCTGCCCGATTTCGTGCAGGTCCACGACGTCAGCGGTCAGGGATTCTTCCCGCTCGACGGGCCGAACGCCAATACGTGCTGGACATGGATGGTGCTGATGCGAGTTGCGCTGTGCCACATCCTCGAAGGCGTGGATACCGTGCTGTCTCTTGACACAGACACGATATGCCATCGCGACGCGTCGGGCATCTGGGAGCTGCCGATTGACGGATGCTACTTCGCGGCGGTGACCGAGCGGCAGAAAAGCGCGAACGGCCTTCAGTACGCAAACTTGGGCGTCGCGCTCTTCAACCTCGCGCAGCTGCGCGACGGCAAGGCCGACGAGTGCATCGAGGTGCTGAACAAACGCAAGTACGCGTGGCCCGAGCAAGACGTGATGAACTATTTGTGCCAGGGCCGCATCTGCGAGATGCCGAGGGAGTATAACAACATGTGGTTCAACGACCCAGTCGGCAACCCCGTCATCACGCACTACGCTGCGCTGGGCGACGCGCCGTGGAAGGTCGGGAGCGAACCTACGCGCTACCGCAACATGACGTGGGACGAGGCGATCGCGGCACGGAGATACGCCGGCAAAGGCACGGTGCTGTTCGCCTCGAACCACAGCCTTGAGCGCGATGAGGGCATCAGGGCAGTCTGGGACGCCTATCAAGGCAAGAAGGAGCTGGTGCAGCCGGTCGAGGCGATAGCGAACGTCAGCGGATACGATGTCGTGGTCACCGACACGCTGACCCCTCATGTTCAGAACAAGGATTTCGTGCTGGTGAACATCGGACACGGAATAACAGGCGGCAAACGCTACGCGCTTGACGAGAAGAGGCGCGGAATCGATAAGGAAGGGCTGAAGCAGACAGACTACGTCATCAACGCGTCCACAAAGACGTGCGACATCGTGGCAAGGCAATACGGCATCCCTATGGATCGCGTCGTGCCGCTCGGCTTCCCGCGCTCCGACATGCATGTCGGCAAGCGCAAGGGCGACGGCGGGACGTTCATGGCGAAGTACAAGCGCGCATATCTCTACGCGCCGACCTTCCGTGGGCGAAACGACGGCGACAGGCTTCCATCAATCGATTGGGCGAAGCTGGACGCGATGCTTGAAGATGACGAGATAATCGTAGTCAAACGGCATTATTTCCAGCGCGAACCGATAGTCGCGCAGGACGTTGACAGGATCGTGGAGGTGCCGACGAGCGAGGGCATCGCGCCGTATCTGAACGATTGCGACGCGGTTATTACGGATTACAGCTCCGTGCTATTCGATGCTTACTTGATCGGCAAACCCGTCGTGCTGACTGTGGACGATGCCAAATCGTATCTGAAGACACGCGGCATGTACTTCGAGTACCCGAACGCGTACAGCTCGCGATGGCTGTATGCCGAGGACAACGAGAAGAGCCTGCTCGCGATGCTCCGCGAAGCCGCGCAGAACGGCATGACGGACATGGAGCGGGATTTCGTTGATAAGGTCGCAGACATGTGCGACGGGCATGCAGCCGAGAGGGTATGCGACTTCATAGCCGATCTGCTGTGAAGCATTGTTTTTAACTTCGATGAACCAAGGGCCTTCGGGCCCTTTTTTCATGGCGATTACAGGGTAGCTCCCTGTGTGAAATCGCGAGACGTAAGAACCCGCTCCTTTCCCGTATCGGGGGCGGGTTCTTCGGTTCGTAGATGCGGGAGATACGGGGGCAGAAATGCCAAACAGAGAAGAACAGTGGAAAGCAATCGAAGGATTCGAGAGCTACGAAGTCAGTGATTTGGGAAGAGTCAGAAACGCTGAAACTGGCTGTATTAGGAAACTGCACAAAAACCGTTATGGGTACATGGTGGTTGCTCTATGGAATCGAGAGAAAGCGAAAAGCCA